ATATGATGTTGCGTACATTCTTACGTAATGACACGATTGCTTATCCTTGGTTAGCGGCAGCAGGTACTCGTCGTGGTCTAATTGATAATGCAGTCAATATTGGTTATATAAACCCACAAACAGGTGAGTTCCAACCAATCAAAACTCCATTAGGCATTAGAGATGTATTGTATCAAAACTTTATTAATCCTCTAGTATTCTTTACTGGTAATGGATTGTTAAACTACGGTAATAAGAGTTGCTTTGCTCAAGCAGGTCTATTATCAACAAGCGCACTTGATCGTACTAACGTAGCAAGACTTGTTGCATATATTCGTCGTCAGTTAACAATTGCTGCTCGTCCGTTCGTATTTGAACCAAACGATGCAATAACTCGCCAAGAAATTTCAGGTGTAGTAGAATCATTAATGCTAGACTTAGTAGCAAAACGTGGTATCTATGATTACTTGGTGGTTTGTGATGAGTCAAATAACACACCAGAGCGTATTGATAGAAATGAATTATGGGTAGACGTTGCTATTGAACCAGTCAAAGCAGCAGAATTCATTTACATCCCAGTACGTATATTGAACACTGGTGAACTAGGTGGTACTAATTTAGCACCAACGGGAGCAATATAATATATGTGCCCGAAAGGGCACATATTGTTTAGATAAATAAGTATACGGAGAATTTAAAAATGCCAGCAGTATCGCTACAAAATATGTCAGTCGCAACAGATACAACGCCATCAAACGGTATGTTGTTGATGCCAAAACTACAATACAGATTTAGAGTAGATTTTCTAAATTTCGGTGTTGATCCATTAGAAGGTCTATCTTTAACAAAACAAGTTATGGATTGCACTAGACCACAGGTAACTTTTGATGAAGTAACATTAAATGTTTACAACTCAAGAGTTTATCTACCAGGTAAGCATACTTGGACAGAACTAACTGTTAACATTAGAGATGATGCAACAGGTACAGTAGCAAAGGCATGCGGCGCACAACTTCAGAAACAATTAGACTTTGTTGAACAAGCATCAGCAGCAGCAGGTTCAGATTACAAGTTCCAAACTAATATTCAAATATTAGATGGTGGAAATGGTACGGCTGCTCCACAAGTATTAGAAACTTGGGAATGCTATGGTTGTTTCTTAAAGATGGTAAACTACAATACATTGAACTATGCTGAAAGTCAGGCAGTAACAATACAAATGCAAATACGTTATGATAATGCATTACAAACTCCACTAGGCAGTGGCGTTGGTGCAAGTATCGGTCGCGTAGGCGCAGCAAGTTTCCAATTAAGTAGTGGCGACGGCAGCACAACATTTACTAATCTTTAATAATGGGTTGGTTTAGTGATCAGTGGAAGGATTTAACTAATGCCTTCTACGGCAATGACTACTTGCGTGATTATGCTCACGCAGCGAAAACGTTTCAAACCAACGGCTATCAAAACGCCCCTAAGTATAAGTTTCTATTCCATGTTTATTTCGGTATAAGTCCGGCAACTGGAGTAGAACCTTTACCTGAATTTTCATTATTAGTTCGTGAAATTAAATTACCAGCATTTAAATTTGATGTCAAAGAATATAATCAATATAATCGTAAACGTTTAGTTCAAACTGCTATTAATTATGAACCGATAACAATTACTTTTCATGATGATAATGCAAATGCAATTAATAATTTGTGGTATGCTTATTACACTTATTATTATGCTGATGCTACTCAAGTAAACAGTCCCGTTGAAAGTGCCGGTCGTGGTGCAGTTGGTAGTTTACGATCATCAGGTGGCGCATATGATAATGGCGTGTTTAATCCATTGCGTGATACTTATGTAGGTGATGTACCTACAAATAGTCAAACGTGGGGATACATAGGCGAAACTAATTTACCTGGCTATAGTAGTCAATTTCAAAAAGAGCCATTCTTTAATTACATAACAATTTATGGTTTTGAACAACACAATTTCTTTGCATACACTTTAATCAACCCCATGATTACTGATTTCGCACATGACACGTACAATTACGATGAAGGTAATGGTACGATGAAAAATACAATGACCTTAAAATATGAAACTGTGTTATATAATTATGGTTATATAGACGGCATGGCACCAGATGAAACTGTACCTAATTTTGGTAGTAGAGATTATTATGATCGTCAATTAAGTCCGCTTTTAAAACCAGGTGCGAATGGTTATGTATTAGGACGTGGCGGCTTGCTTGATAGTGCAGGTGGAATTTTTAGAAATATGGCAGACGATCCAATCGGATCAATTATCCGAGGCTCAATGTTATACAAAGCCTGGAAAAATCGTCCTAGCATTAAAGATCAACTCTTAAGAGAAATTGAAGTAGATATACGTGCTAATGGCAGAGCCAATCCTAACCCATCACGTAACAATCGTTTTTACTTTCCAGCATATGGCGGTCAAACTCCTAATCCCTATAACAGTGCAGGATCTCCCACAACAGGCGGTACTACTGGACTAAGTAGTGATGTAGCACAAACTGCAGGCATACAGATTCCTGACAGTTCTCAAGGTATTACACAACAGTTTAGAGGTCCAATTGAATAATGCCTAGCGTATTTGACAATAGATTACAAAATGTTGATCAAACAGTTCGCATTTTTGATGCATTCTATAACAGTGAGATTGATATTCCTGCAAATGAGTGGGACATTGTTTTAGCCTTTTTTAAGACTACATGTGAAACAGAAAAGCAAGCAGAAAATATGGCATCAACTATTTTCAGAGTTACACAATTTTCCGGTGTACCCGCGTTAGACCTTTTGCAAATTATAAAAGGAAAACTTCCAGACAAATTACAAATGAATAGTGTGATTTGTTATTATCTAAACAGTATTAGATCAAAGACTGCAAGTTACGGTGTAAGTTATATCCCACAAGCCAATGAGCCTGTAGCACGTAACATAGTTCAGTAACATGGCAAAGTTTGCGCAAGGAATCTTTACTCCTAAGAATCCTAACAAATATGTAGGCAAACATAAACCAAAATATCGAAGTGGTTGGGAACTTACTTTTATGATGTTTTGTGATACTAATAAGAATGTAATAAGTTGGGCTAGTGAAGCAATTAATATTCCCTATAAAAATCCATTGACTGGTAAACAAACTATATACATTCCTGACTTTTTTGTATTATATGAAGATAAGTATGGTCAAAAAAAAGCAGAGATTGTAGAAATTAAGCCTAAGAAACAAAGTCTAATTGAAAGTAAGGTAGCAAGTGCTAAAGAAAGGGCTATAGTCGCACTTAATCATGCTAAATGGCAAGCGGCTATGGCGTATTGTAAAAGAGTAGGACTTACATTTAGAGTAATTACTGAGGACGACATTTTCTATAAAGGGCGTACTTCCAAATAAATACCATATGACGAAAAAATTGGAAGAACTTTTTGAACTTTCTATTTCAGATACTAATGAATTGACTGAGCCTCTTCCGGAACAAACGAAAGAAGTAACAGAAAAAGCACTTAATAATTTAGAAAAGATTGAGAACGCATTGCCGCAGGTACGTGGGCTTGAGTCAGCAGATGTTGAAATGGATAGTCTTGCTGATTTAGCACAGTCAAGTTATAGAGATTTGATGGATTTGGGTATGCAGGTAGATAGCAGATTTAGTAGTGAGATTTTCAGTGTTGCTGGAACTATGTTAGGACATGCTATTACAGCGAAAACTGCTAAAGTACAGAAAAAACTTAAAATGATTGAGTTACAGTTAAAGAAAGCAGCACTAGATCAAAAAGAAGCCAGTAAAGAAAAAGAAATAGAGGCTACTCCTTTAGGTAGTGGCAAGGTTTTAGATCGTAATGAGTTGCTTAAAACCCTCATTAACAAAAACCCATCAGAATGATAAATATTAGATACGGGAATTATGATATGAAAAGTTTCAAACATTACATTGCAGAGAGTGTACACTTATACGAAGTCACTATCAAAGTAGCAGGTGAGATCGATAAAGACTTTTTAGATATGTTTATATACAATCTAAACAAGTTTAGCCCTGCTGAAAAGATTGTGCCAAAAACACTACCTATACAGAAAGATCCATATGGATTTCCTAATGTACATAATGAACCTGTAACAATTTTAAAATGTAAATTTCGCTATCCTTGCACTGAACCAATGGTTCAACAAATGGCACAGTTACTAGGATATAATGTTAATATGGTAAGATTAGTTAATTCAACTTATGATGATAGCATTAATAGCGAATCCGAGCAATATGCAAATCAGATGGAACATAGCCCTGTATTAACACACGAAGAAATGGAAGATGCAGGTAATGCTGCTAAAAAGGCAAGCAAAGACTATGGCGATTCATATTTGAATAGTATCAAAGATCAAAGTAAAGATGGATTTCAAGGCAAAGATTTACAATTTGATGCCAAGAGAACTCCAGATGCGTTTGATCCATTCAAACCTTATACAGATGATAAGTCAGGTGGTAACAAGAGTCCACTTAGTACAATTAAAAGACCTTCAAAGCCTAAGACCGGCGCAATGAGCAGAGGATAATATCATGGATTTTAAGAAATTTTTAGAAATGACTGCTGAAGCAGATTTGCTAGAGGCAAAGAAAAAGAAAGAATCAACTGCTGAAAAAGACGAAAAGGCTGAAAAGGCAGGCAAGAAAGTTGCCAAAGATATTGAATATGATGAAGGTCATAAAGGCAAGGATGATGATAAGGCAGAAAAAGCCGGCGAGAAGGTTACTAAAGATATTGAATACGATGATAAAAAAGATAAGAAAAAGAAGTCACTAAAAGACTGGTTTGAAATGCTCGACAAAGAACTAATTAGTGAAAACACAATGGCACCTGGACAAGGTAAACCAGTAGCAATTCTAGATCCTAAGAAACAACATCAAGGTGCAGGGGTAATTACAAGCACAGATCCAGAATTAGCAGGTATGTTAAAGAATTTAGATCCTAAGAAAGTACAAGTTGTTATGACAGCACAGGCTAACAAGCCAGGTACAACACAGCCTACTACAACCACTACAACTGCACAGCCACAAAATCAAGCAGGTGGTACAACCGTACAGGAAGAAGAAAAGTGGATACAAAAGGCTACAGAAAAAGGTAAAGGTAAGTTTGCAGCGAAAGCAAAAGCAGCAGGAATGTCAACAGCAGCCTTTGCAAAATCAAAAGCAGATGCCCCTGGCAAACTAGGTAAGCAAGCCAGACTGGCAATGACTCTTTCTAAATTAAGAAAGAAAAAAGCAAACGAAGCAGAAATACCACAAGATGGTGCACAAAGCAGTCCACTAAGTCATGTTGTAAGAGAGGCAGCAAAGCCTGATTATATTGATTTAGATAAAGATGGCAACAAAAAAGAATCAATGAAAAAGGCAGCACACGATGCCAAAAAGAAAAAGAAGGTAAAAGAATCTATGAATACAATTGAAGCAGCCTATCACGAAGGCAAATCACATGGATTAAGCAAGCACGGATATTCTTGCCGTTACAATGAAGGTAGTGATGAACACAAAAATTATCACAAAGGCTTTGTTGAAGGTCTTGATGAATGCTATGGTATGAGTCAGGGCATGGGAATACGTAACAAGCCAATCTTAGGAATGCAAGAAACTGTTCCTGCTACTGTACCAGGTATGGCAAACGCTGCACTTCCACCTACAATGGAAGCAGATGTAGGAGAAGGCAACTTGTTTACCGGAAATCTTGCTAAGGCAAGAGCAGCAGGTAAAACAATGGCTGACTTAGACGGCGACGGTGATATGGAAAAAGTTCAAAAAGAATCAATCTTTGCATTTGAAGATTTCGATAAGCAACTAAATGAACTACTTAAAGAAGATTCACAAATTATATCTGAAGGACTATCCGTATCAATGTCAACAGGACAGCAGGGCACTCCTGATAGCGTAAGCGTTACCGCAACTGATGACGATTCAACTAAACTATTAGACTTTATTAAACAAGTTGGTTTAGGTGGTATGGGTGGTGCACCAGAAGCAGCAGGCACTCCAGCAGAAGTTGTTACAGTAAGTGATTACGGCGCACCAAAGTTTGGTGGTCATGACAATTCTGACATGAAGGCACTATTACAAAAAGTAGGTGTAGGTAGCGAAGATTACAAAGATGAAGAAGGTCATGAACATGATCATGCACAACCTTGCAATGAATGTGGCATGATGGAAGCAGAATGCGGCTGCGAAAAGAAGGTTGATGAAGTTGAGACTATGGATCAAGCAACTTATGAAGTCGCAGAAGATAATTCAACAGACGGCGATTCAGGTGACTCAGGTCAAATTGAAATGGGAAAATCAGAAGCCGAAGAAGATATGGCACTAGCAAAAGATAATCAACAAGCCAAAACTGTTACTACAAATGAAGGTGGTGACGGCGGCGAAGCATCAGAAGAATCTGATAAAGAAACAGCAGGCGATGCTGGCGAGGGTGGTGCAGCAGATGTTGATGATGAGCAAGAAAAATTGAAAGAGTGGGCAAATAATGTAGGAGAGAAAGGCACCGATACAGCATTTGAAGAAGATATTGAGTTTATGACAAAAATCATATCAGGTGGTTTGAACAAACCTAAATCAACAGGTCAAACTACTATCCCAGTCATTGCAGGTCAAAATGCACGTACTGGAGATGAAGATGTTCTAGCGTGGAAAAAACTAGCAGGTCTTGTAAAGTAAGTTGCTAGAACTTACCCGACAGAATGCCCGGATTAAAAACCCGGGCATTTTTTTATTTGGCATCCATTCATCAGAAAACGATAAATACTATATAACGGATTAAGATATGGCACAGCGTAACATAGATTTTGGTAGTTTTCCTGATGATCCTAACGCCGATGCGATTAGAACAGCCTTCCAAAAAGTACAGTTAAACTTCACAGAATTATTCTCACAGTTAGATAACACCGGCGTAAAAAGTGTAAATTTAACACCTGGCCAAGGTATTACAGTCAACACACCTACTGGTAATGTAGTTGTTAGCGCAAACGTCTTTCGTGTACAAGTTCAGTCTAACACTGTAGGTGTTGGCATAGGTAGTAGTACAGGTAGTTTAGCAAATTATAGTAGTGGTATTCAAACATTAGGTATTGATTTATTAGATGATACTACTATTGCTAATAGTTTAACAGTGCCTTATCTTGATGTAACTAC